TTTTGCTTGGTATCTACGCGCCTTGTGAGCCGTAGATGCCGCGCCAGTCACTAAAGCCGAAGCTGTAACGCTCACGGGCCTTGTAACGGATGTTACCAGTCGTAAAGTCTGGCTCCATCGTGGTTTCCATCGCAGTACGCTGGAACATCTTCAAGCCTTCGCCAGCGTCAGTGACGCTAGTCAGCAGGAAGAAGGCATCAGGGTCAGTCAGGTAATGATTGACCGTGTAGCCACCGGGCAATACACCCGTGTTGCGAATTGCGTTGATGTCGTTGTCAGCCGTGCCGCTACGAAGCGTAGAGCTTAGAATGCGGTCAGCAACAAACGTCAATTGAGGTGGAACAACCAGCTTCGTGGCTTGAACGGAGATCGTCAGACCCTTGTCATCGGTAAACGTACTGATGTCGATCAGCGCGTCTTCCAAGGACGTTTCGTTCAAGTCAGCCATTGAAGCCGCACGGTTTGCGGCAGTGCCGCCACCCGCCAAGGGGTGTGCCGTGTTGATCAATGTTACGCCATCACCGCCAGTGAAGTTGGTGTCAAACGCATTGTTCAATACGTCAGCACCTTTAACTTCCTTGGTGTTAGCCATAGATCGGGCCAAAGCCTTCACATATCGCTTGCCCAGTGAGTCGTAAAGGTTGTCTTCAACCGCTTCATCGGTCAGCGCGAACGCCAACGCAACAGTGTCGTGCGTGTAACGAGCGGTAAAAGACTCAGAAGCATTGTCAAATGCAACGCCTTGGCCTTCAGTTTTGGTCGGTGCTCCACCGAAACCAGTGATTAAAACCTCTTCTTCAAAGGCTCGCTGCGAGTCTTCGATAGCAAAGATTTCTTCGTACTCGCGGTCATATGAGTCATAGCTCATGCCGAAAAGCGAGTTCAGACCCGGCTCTAGCTCTTTAGCTAGTTGTGCTCTTGAAATAGCCATTGTCTAGCCTCCTATTTAAGCTAAGCCAGCGCCCTTGACGCCGAATACTGAGTTTTGAATAACCACAAGCACGTTAGTGTTTGCAGCCCCTGTGTCCGAGTTATTCGGATCTTCCGAGATGTCAATCGCTTTGATTGGCAGAGTCGTGTTGGTCGCACCAGTGGTTACGTCCAACTCGGCACCAGAGATGCCTGTTTGAGTGCTGCCGCTGCTGGTGTAGACAATATCGAAGTTGCCGAACAGATCGGTAACTGGGAATGTGTCATCAGCCTGCACTTCGTAAACAACATCTGGGTCATCAATGATGAAAGCGATGATGTCTGAAGCGTTAGTGCTTGCAGGGTAGTAGTTGCTGAATACCTGCTCACCAGAGGTGGGATCAGTGTATTGAACACCATTAAAAACACCGACTACGGGCACAGTGCCACCGTCAGCGTGTACTTCCACCGTACCACCAGTGACCTGAGCAACCATGTCGCCTTGAAAAATGGAGGTTCCATAGTTCGCAGCAATACGATATCGACTCTGGCCGCCCGTGTAGGGTGCGCCACCGACCATTCTGACCGGCTTCATTCCAAATGCAGCGTCTTTATTCGCCATTTGTAATTACCTCTATCTACGTCCAAATGTGACGTTGCTATCGCGCTGAGGATCGTATTTAACATAACGGCTGTCGCCACGGGTTTCGTTGAACATAGTGTTGTCCAACGCATCAGTGGCTTGTTGGCTCTTCGCCTTGTAATAGGCTCGTCGCTCTTCAACCGTTTCGTTAGGGATCTTCGCTAATAGCAACCCTTCGTTGTAAACCACGCCTTCGTGTCGGCCATTATCCATTGTCGGTAAAGAACGCCATTCTTCAGGAAGATCGGTGCCTCTTACGAGATCCCACCCTTCTCGAAGCCGACGCGAGACATTAGCTCGGTCTTCTTGTCCCAACATGGACTCCCTGATCCACCGATAGGTATAACCTGCGGGTGGTGGAGGAGTTTCTAATGAACGCACTGGACGCCACGGTTTTCTGCGAGTCTGATTATCGTGTGACTGCGAATCACGAGATGAACGTGCGTTTGCTTTTGCTTCTGCCATTTTAGCTTGCCTCTCTTGCTGCAATTTTCTGCTTCTCTTTAGCCACTCGCTGCAACCATGCCTCTTCAGACATATTGTGCGGCTTGAGACCTCGAAGTCGCTCTAGTTCTGACTTAGAAAAGCTTACGCCGTTCTTTTTGCCTTGTGTTTTTGACCGACCCCCTTGAGGGGCGGAAGCGACTCTTTGCACAGCGGGTCTGCTTCCACTTTGAACGGCCTTAGATCCACCATCAGCGGATTTGGTATGAGGATAAACCGTACCTACACGGCTGTCCAACTCTTCATAATACTCGTCTGAGCCTACGTCGTAGCCCTCGTTGGCCAGATTATAGTGAACATAATAGGCGTACTGAGTGGCCTTCATGTCCTCCTCGTCATCTTTGTTGGCATACCAAGGGTTGCGGTCATGCCACTCCAAAGCGTCTTCAGTCGGGGTGACCTCTTGCTCAACCTCTTGATACTGCTCTTGCTGAACAAATTGCTCATTGCCCTGCGAAATATACTCTTGCTCTTGAGCTGCGGTTTGCTGCCTAGCCTTGGCTACTCTCAGCTTTTCTTTCTGAATTGATATGTCGCTCTGAAGCTTTGCCGCTTTAGTTATGAGGTCTGCATCGCCGCTTTCGACAGCCTTGCGATACACGTCATCGATCTGAGATTCTTTCGAGACCAAAGCCTCTTCTTCTTTGGCCAGAACTTGGTTTGACTGCTGAGCCGAATACTGTCGGTATTGCTGAAGCTCTGCCTCTTTTTGCAAAGCAATCTGCTCAAGCTGCTGCGCTCGTTGCTCTGCCTCTCGATGCTTAGCATTAAGCTTGTTGATGCGCTTGGAAACCGATTTCGTGTAGTTCTCAAGCTCATCGCCGTCATTTGCAGCTCCAGATTCCTCTACTGGGTCTTCTGTGACCTGAATAGAAACCTGCTCTTCTTCGATCTGCTCAGCGTTTTGGTTCTCAATCATGTGAAACTCACTATGTCATCTGGGTTAAGAATGGTGCCAATCACCTCGTCATCGTTGATGATTCTGACCTCGCCACCGTCTTCGAGCTTGAATCGAGCGCCTGAGTAGCGGCCAATCAGAACCCATTGCTTTTCTTGGCACCACGGCTTGTTTCCAAACTTTTCCGTGTCGCCGTAGCAAAGTGGCCCCATTTTTACAACATAGGCTACAACCGTGGCAAGTGCCTCACGGTCTACGGTTTCTTTCAGGAGGTGAATACCGCCATCGGACTGAGCTTTGCCCTTGTAAGGCAGAACTAGCATTCGCCAGCCCGTGGGGTCTGGCATACGTTCCAAAGCGGATTTGTCGAGCAAAGTGGGGTCGAGAACGCGCTCGTCGGTTGGGACATAGGCGGACTCAGTGGTCGGGGTTGTCAATTTAGATTTCCTTATAGAATTCTTTGATGGTTTCCTCGACCAAGTTTATAACAGTTAGCTCGCCCTGCAAACTTTTATAATGTTCTATATCTTTTAGCATACCGTCCATCATGACCTCGCGGATAAGCTCTCTCCGCTCAGCCATGACTCTTTTTAGGCGCGAACCAAGGTCAATATCATCCACTAAACTTTCTCATGAAAGTCAAAGCCACGGGTTGCTGCACCAGCGCCACGGGCCTTGATTACCTTAATCTCACCACCCATCGTGCGACGAACCAGCTCAGGCGCTGTTGGGGTTGTTTTGATGCTCTTAGTTGGCGACTCAACCTTTTCAACTCGGCTCATATCTTTAATTGTCATTTCTTCGTCCTTTTCTTATAGGTTCTTTTAGCTGGCTGCTTTGGCACTGGCTTTTCAATTACCGTTTCCGCCTCTTGATCCACAGCGGCCTCTGTCACAGGCTCAGCAACGACTTCTGGCTCTGCAACAGGCGCTTTTGCCTGCAAGGGCGCTGGAGCTGCTGTGCCGTTGATTTCAGCCATCTTCGTTGCAATTCGATGGTCGCTGAGTCTCTTTTTTTCTTGGAGGTCTGCTTGTTTCTTAGATTCCAAGGCAACCTCAACTTGTCGAGCTAACTTCTTGCGCTCTTTCAGGGCAACAATTCGCTCTCGGTCAATGCTATTTGATGAAATAATTTTAGCCACTATCGGCCTCCCATGTTCTTGTTTTGCATGTCAAGGAGCTTCAGCTCCGCTTGTTGCTCAAGGCGACGAATTGCTACATCAAGATTATCGTCTGCAACTTCTTTTTGAACGCCAAGGCGCTGCTTGGCAATCTCGGTCTCTAAAAGTTTTTCTTCAGCACGTTGTTGCTGCTTAGCTTCAAACTGTTGGTTCTCAGAATCAATAGTCTTTTCTTTCAGCATCAGCTCTTGCTGTCGTATCTGAACCAGTGGATCGGTCTCGTCGCCTTGTCCAATGGACTCAAGCAGCTCTTGCGTCAATTGAGCCAGCACTGGCGACGATATCTGCTCCATCTGCATCTGAATCTGGCTTTGCATCTGTTGGAGCTGATCGGGGGGAACCTGTCCAGATTGTTGCGCGGCCTGCATCTCTTGCATCTGTTGGTTCAGCTCTGGTGGTATCTGATCTTGAACCATCTGGCCAGCCATAAACTGCAAATGCTGCATCATGTGACCAATAATCATGCCTTGGAGCGGCGGATTCTGCTTCACAACGTCTGTTAAAAACAACGATCTGTGAGCGTCGATGTGCGCCTGATGGTTCTGGCCCTCAAACGCTTGTGCAGGCTGACCCATCAAGAAACCGCTGTTTTCAATACCCGCATCTACGGGCATAGGCTGAGGCGGCGGGGGTGGAGGCTGAATAAGGCTATCCACATCATCCACGCCCAGTGCTGAGTACATGCGCCTGTAAGCCTCGTATATGCCGTTTGGCCCGTGTATTTCAGGGTTAGACTGCACCATCGTCAGCAGCTCTTGAGCCATCGTAATACGCTGTGACTGGCTGAAAATGTTGGGATCTGACACAGGGATGACATCAACGCGGCTATCAAAGTCTTGACCCATGATTTCTTGTGGGCCATTTCGTGAAACATACGGGTAACTGGGCGGTAGATACTCGGCAAACACCTTGGCAAGAAGCTGGAACTCAAGCTTCTGGCTATAGTGCAGGCGCTTGTGTATCGCGCTCATAACTTTGGTGCCACGCTCCAGCAGAGCCACTGTGGTGCCCACTGGCATGGCTTGATTCATGTCCCCGACATTCATGTCGGCTATAGAGGCAAATCGCTTACCAGACTCTACAAGCAGCCCTAAGAGCTGCATGAGCACGTTGCTGGGTTCTTTGATCGGCAGCGGTATCAGGTTTTCTCGCAATGACGCACCTGTGGTGTCGATGTCGCGGAACTCGCCCGGCTGTAGTGGGCTGTCCTCGTCACGAATACGCATCCCGCGAGCCTTGAAGCCTGCCGGTAAGTTAGCCAGCGTACCCGCATCGATAAGCTGGCGCAGAATAGACGTGGCTGACTTGGAAATGCCGCCAATCATGTGACTCAAGCCCAGACCGTAAAAGCCAAGGCCCGGCAAAAACTTGTATTGTACAAAGAAGTTAATCTTAGCTTTGCGAGGGTCAGCCTCGATATAATTGCGTCGAATCGACAAAACCTTTTGGCTTTGTTCGTCAATTGTAACGATATAAGGCAGTTTAAGGCCCGTAGGCTCTCCATCCTCTCCTACGTCTTCAAAGCCGGGTATGTCGAGGATGGTGTGCGTCTCAAATACAACGTGGTCGCGGTCTTCTTGATAAGAAGGCTCCATGCCCTCGATCTCGTCAATCTGCTCCTCGATGTCGCTGCGGCTTACGGTCATTGAGCCGCCTTTCAACTCGACATCAGCATAAAACCCACTGAGCTGCTGCTTCTTGATCTCGTTGCGGCTCATGTTTAAGACATGAGTAACCCGCTCAGCCGAGAACAGATCAGGGGCTTCGTAAGGAACCACGAGGTCTTGAGGCTCGATGAACTTGCTCATTGCGCGGCTTGTGCCAGTGTCAAAATACACTTTCTTGAACGCAGACCCTGCAAGCGGCAGGTAGAAGAGCAACATATCCAACTCTGGATCGTACTCTTCCATAATGTTCATAATGTAATAATTCATGAAGTCTTGAACGCGACCAGCTTGCATCTCGACTTCTGGGCTGCGTACACCCACAACCTCGGTCTTAACTGGCCCTTTGGCTGGCAATAATTCTTTGTAAGCCTGAGCCTGAAACTGCGTGACAGATTCGGCCAGTATTGGGTGAATCACGCCAGAAGACCCTTCAAACGGCTGGCTGCGGGAGTCATCGAACTTCATACCAAGATACTTCAGCCCGTCAGTGTAGGTCTTTTCCCATTCGGATCTACTTTCCTTGTCGGACTTGATGGAGCCGATAACGTCACTAGCCAGCTTTGACAAGTCGCTGTCAGAAATGAAATCAACGAGGTTTGCGTTAAAATCTGTGTCTATCTGCTCCTCAACGGCATCGATCTCATCATCGACTAGAACTTCTTCTTCACGAACCAGTATCTCGGCTGCGTTACGAATTTCGTCATTGCGAGTCATCTCAGGCTCGATCTCCATCGCACTGCCCATAGGCATCACATCGGGATCGCTTTCAGTGCCCAAGCCTTTTTTCTCAATAGCCATTAGTAATATACCTGTCTGTCACGCCTCAAAAACTCAACCTCTTCAGGGTAATCGTCTTGCAAACTCAAGAACCCACCCTGACGAAAACGCATCAACGCCATTGTTGCTGAGTCACAGTAATCGTCATTATCGCCAAACGGGAAGCTTGCCATCTCTTCAACGACCTCTTCGGCAAAACTTTCGTCTGGTGCCCAAACCATGCCCGACTCAAAAATCGGCGCAACGCTGTTCATTCGTGCGATCTTATCTTGACCTCTCGATGGTGTATAGGCCGTCACTGGTATGCCCATGCGCCGAAGCTCCTGAGTGAGTGGCGTACCGCTGGCTTTGGCTTCGATAAGAATGCAGTCTGGCTCCCAGTATTTGTACTCCTCATAAGCCAGCCGCTTCAGCTCAGGGAAGTCCAATCTGACCCGTTTCGCGTCCAGCAAGATGATTGCTTGTACGTTGTCATCTGGCGACTGAAATATCGCCCATGTAGTGATTG